GTAGTAGAGGTGCTTCTTGTCGGTCTTAATCCACATAATGTTGTTCGTATGCAGGTCGTTATGTGTAAGTGAGAACGTCTTCTGAAGAGTGGCCAGGGTCATGAGCACCTGGGCCACCATCGAGCTCATCTCCCTGTCACTTAGAGTGTTGTGTACTGGCAGCGAGTCGAGAGTCTGGTCGCATCTCTCTAGAGCGATGGCCTGCACTGGGAAACGAGGAATCGTGGCCGTGATGGCATCTTCGGTGGCTGTTGAGCAATCCGTTTCCGTGTCGGATGCGGATTCCGAGTGCGCATCCCCTGTATAGGATGACCGTGATGAGCAGGAGCTCGAGCTGGAATCTCGAGCAGCCCGGGCACTGGATCCACCTTTACCATCCTCTCCCGCATCAGCGTCCTGCTGAAACATGAGTTCCAGGTTATCACTCGAACGAGCCACTCCATCGGTAGTGAAGAGGTCGTCTAGCTCAGAGAGATCTCCCACATCCGATAGACGCAGCGCTGTAGGCGAAATATCATCTTTTGCCACGCGCAAGCGCTTCTTCATGTTGCGGGTGTCGTAGTTCATGAGCTCCTCTTGGAATTCGCTATCGAGAGTGAAGAGCGAACCCTGGTTCTTGTGGAAGAAGCTGGAGTCGTAGAGGTAATCTATGTCATCATTGAGGCTAATAACCAAATCCTGCTTCGTCGCCAAGAACGACCCGTAGAAGTCGAGACCATGAATAAATCCATGTCGGTGGAGCAACTGGCTCGTCAGATACGTGGCGAAAGAATCCACATAGGCGGCATTATTTGGGTCCTGTACCTTGGCACTTACGTCAGACCTGGCACGGCCCGGGAGCCGAAATAGGTTGGGATCCGACACATCGTATTTCCCAACAAGATATTTGATAGGGTCCAGGAGAGGGCTAAGCTTGAAGAACACCTTCCTTTCCGACACCTTGCCTCCCTCGTCCACAACGAGAGCGGTGCACTTATTCTGACTCTCCGATGACACAATCTTTGTGATTGCGTACTTGTGGTTTAAGTTAATGCTGTTATGATTACTGTCAGTCAGCGCGAAGTACTTATCGTACATTGGAACGTAGTTCTGGATGTCGTCGAAACGCAGGTGGGGGGACGAGCCTAAAGTCGAAAAAAGTGTACTGTTGTCGTTCTTCCGATAGGATAACTCCATTATCTGTTCCTACATTAGATTAGCAAGGTTTAAACTCATTCGCGGTCAAAATGCCTTTATTATATATGTCCAGCATATATGACGCTCGAGCTCAAAAAGTTCTCTATGCAGAATATCACATTTAAGGCGGATGAAAACAAAGGGCCGGTTATCGTCCTTATCGGAAGACGAGATACGGGCAAGAGTTACCTCGTGCGGGATCTTCTGTACTACCACCAGGACATCCCTATAGGGACGGTTATCTCAGGCACTGAGGCGGGGAATGGATTCTATGGAAGCCATGTTCCCAAGCTATTTATTCATGAAGAATACAATACTGCAATTGTAGAGAATATCCTGAAACGACAGAAGACCGTCCTCAAACAGGTAAAACGGGAAATGGAACAGTACAAACGTTCGACAATCGACCCTCGAGCGTTCGTCATATTGGATGATTGTCTTTTCGACGCGACGTGGACTAAGGATAAGATCATGAGAATGCTCTTCATGAACGGAAGGCACTGGAAAATAATGCTCGTCATCACCATGCAGTATCCCCTGGGTATCCCACCGAATCTCCGTACCAATATTGATTACGTGTTCATCCTGCGAGAGCCATACATCTCTAATCGAAAACGCATATGGGAGAACTACGCAGGGATGTTTCCAACGCTCGAGTCATTCTGCCAGGTGATGGACCAGTGCACGGAAAACTATGAGTGTCTAGTGATAAATAATAACAGCAAGTCGAATAAACTCCAGGACCAAATATTCTGGTATAGGGCCGAGCCGCATGGAGACTTCAAACTAGGCTCCAAGGAATTCTGGGAGATATCCAAGGACCTCAATTCTGACGATGAGGACGCAGACCCATACGACCCAGGTGCCTCGAAAAAGCGGAGTGCAGGTCCGAAGATCAGCGTTCGGAAGAGCCGTTGGTGAGCTCTATATTTTGGCGGCGACGCATCTCATTGAGGCAGCGAGCGTGTCCTTCTCCTCCTGGGACATGCATTTCAGACCAACGCAGTCGTGTGCTTCGGGGAGGCGGTGCTTGACGCAGAACATGTGCGTGCATTTGCCACACTTCCCTATTAGTTGCTGGGCCAGCGGAACTACTGCGTCGCAGCCTTCTTTGCCGCACTTCGGATGCTGAGCTTTGCTCTTCTTCTTCTTTGCCATACTACTTATATATATGGTCTATATTTAAGTAGTTAGTGTTGGTCGCCACCAGGAGCGTTGGTCAGCTGGCTCAGACCGTGATCGGTATCCTTACTGGTAACCACGTTTTCGCCGTCGAATAGCTCCTTCTGTAGATCCGCGACCGCCACTCCATCGTCGATATTCGCCTCCGTAGTGTTCATGTCCTTCACGCTCACCAGCTCTCCATTTTCGTCTAGAGTCTGGGTCAATACATTGCCACTCTGGAGGGCCTTGCGTTCATTATCCTTCATCGCCTGGGTGCGAGCATCCTTGCGGCGCTTCTCGAACTGCTGTTTAGCCTCGCCCTCATTCTTGGTCTTCTCGTGCATGAGCTGGTTAAGCTCTTCTTCAAGATACTCGGTACGGCCTGTGCGGTAGGCTTCCGGGTGAAATGGCATCCACAGCCCGACGGGTCCGACAAAAACATCGTGGTCCGGGTCCACTTCGCGAATCATCTTGCATCTCATCTCGGCCTCCTCCTGCGTTGGATAGGACCCACGAATCTTCAGACCCCGCACGTTTGTTTCGAAGCCGTTCTGCTCCCCGAACTCCTTCTCCAACCTCTCCTCGTTAGCGTCGAGGAAGTTCTTGTAGTCGTCTTCGAGGTTGGTGGTGAACAGATTCTCCTTCTCACTCTCGCAGAAGTCCAGTAGATCCGAGTTGAGATCGTCGAACTTAATGTCATATTTGTAGGCTATAAAATTAAGAAACTGTGTGTATTTCTCAAAGGCCTTCGTGAGCTCCCACTGCTTTAGGAAGGCCTCGAAGAAATATAGCTCCTTTTTCTTGAGGACCTTCTCCGGAGACAGGAAGGATACGCAGGCGAACTTCTGCCCAGCAATCGGCTTGTCTTCCTCTAGTACGTCAACATATTTAGGATTTGGCCGTCCATCGGGTCTCCTCCGAAGTTCGACGTTCGACTTCGCATCTTTAGAGAAAATGGTCATTATGCCCTACAGCTTGCCGTATATTTAAGTCTGTAAGCTTGTAAAGTCTATAAGGCCCTGCAGATTTTTTTCTTGATAAACTATATAACATGAACCTGGGTGACGGATTGAACCTTGGCGAACTTCTAAAGCGTGCCATTAAGTACATCGTCGAAGGCCTCATGGTGGCCATTGCGGCTTTCGCTATCCCCAAGCGCTCGCTCAACATGGACGAGGTCGCTCTTATCGCACTTACAGCAGCGGCAACATTCAGCATCCTTGACACGTACATTCCCAGCATGGCAGTGCAGGCTCGCAGCGGCGCCGGTTTTGGCATCGGAGCCAACTTGGTCGGGTTCCCCCGGTAAGCTCCAAGTGGATCGTATGATTTAGTCATTCCGAGTAAATTATACCGTAGGTATGAACTCCCAGTCCAGTTCTGTACAGATTTTCTTCCATATCTCATCCTGTTCGATTCGCTTCTCGCGGTCTTTCAACATAGGGAAGTAGGGTAGAAACTGGTTCTGATCGAGCAGTTCGCATAGTTTATACACAGTGTAGTAGTAATTGAGGAAGTTAACTCTGTCCTCGGGACAGTACTTGGCGTACGGGCCCTGGATATCCATGAACAAATTGCACAGTCTCTCTTCCAGTTCCGGACACATGATGGGGGGCTTGATGCCTAGCTTATCTTTGATGAAGGGAATATGCTCGTAGTACTTGTTGTATCCCAACTTCTTGAGAATCTCTTTGGCCTTCTTGTTTGTGACTTGCTGCAGATGGAGTCGTTCTCGCTTGATCTGCTGTCTGATGCTATGCAGGACTTCTTCCGGGATCTGAGTTGTCTCCTTTGCCTGGAACTGCGCCAGTATCTCGCGGAAATGGTTGATTCTTTTGTACGCGTAGAAGCATACCTCCTTCGGGGGTTCCTTGTAAGAAGGCTTCTCGTTCTCCACAAGATACGGGAGGCTGAGGGAACAGTGGTTGCAGACTAGGATCCCCTCCTGGTCCACTGGAACCATCTCGCCCTTGTGACAACCTCTACACACGTCCGTCTGAACCACGAAGTTCGTCATGTCCAGAAACGCTTCATCGATATTGGCAAGGTATTGTTGGACATTCGTCTGGTCCTTTCCGGTAGACGTGGCAGAATGCGACTTGAGATTGAAAAACTCGTCCAGCATCGTTGGCTTTGAGTTCCCGGTAGCGATCTCTTTCTTGGACTCGAAGTACTCGAATATATGCTTGCTGTTGTTCAGGTAATAGTCTTTCTCGCTCTGTCGCAGCTTTGCTATCTGTTTCTTTAGACTTCTCACCTGGTCCTCTATTTCTAGACGTCTTTCTACTTCAAGGTGTTTACTCGCCAGTTCCTTCATCAATGCTGACTTCTGCCGTCGCAACTCGGGGATTAG